AATATTATATTTTACTTTACACAATATTTAATATTTATTACTAATCATAAACGGTTTAAAAATATGGAAACAGAATTAAACACAAAGAAAAACAGACTTCATGATGAAGCTTATTGGGCACAAGTTACGGAAGAACTTGAAAGAGAGGAAGAAGAGGAAATAGAAGTTCTATTGGAGGAAATGATAAATCAGCAATAAGTACAAAAACAAAAGGCGGGGATTTTCCTCCCCGCCAATCATAAACAATTAAAAAGTTAAGGTTATGGCAACAAAGGTATTAAATTTCGAGAACAATCGAATTGCATTCGATATTAATGCAGATGAAAATGTTATGGTAAATGCAACAGAGATGGCAAAGGTTTTTGAAAAAGACGTATTTGGCTTTTTGCGTCTTGACAGTACAAAAGCATACATTCAAGCCTACTGTCAGACCGCAGATCTGCGGTCTGAAAATGAATTTTCACCTGAAGGGAAACTAGTAAAAGTCGTAAATGGTGGTCGCAACAATGGTACATGGATGGAACGTAGCGTTGCCCTAAAATTTGCGGCATGGCTAAGTCCTAAGTTTGAAGTGTGGGTGTACAAAACGATTGACGAAATTCTTTTTGGTGAGTACATCCAAGTTAAAGCAAAGCTAAAGGAGGCTGCAAATCGAAAACTTAGAATAGAAAAACTAAAAAATGAACTTTCCACAGACCCGAACGCAGATAAGAGAATACAAGAGCTGTTCCAACTGGAAGAAACAGAGAAGAAAGAAACCAAAAGCCGCTTCTCCCAATTAGGAAAGCGGATCAAAGAATACAAGCAGATGATTATCAAATTTGAGGAAGAAAAGAAATAATCAGGGGAAAGTATTGCAAGTGTGGGGAGAATTCACCATATTTGCAGTGCTCTATTTCACGAAAGGCGGGTGACCGCCGAACATATTTGTATCGGCATTTTTTGTGTCCATACTAGTACGTATATATAATACAACGGTTTCGTACCCCCTTGATATGGCTTAATGGCCATAACTGCCTTTCGTGGTGTAGAGCAAAGGGACAGGCGAGACCGTTTTTTGTTTTTCCTGCCCCAAACAAACAATGTTAGTTATGCTCAAACACGAAAACATTTGTTTGCCGGGGAATAATAGTACCCTACAATCAACGTCCACTCACGAAACGAGTTTCCTTTCTTGGGCTACCGCCCAAAAGGTCTACAACCTCTTACCTCTTGGTATCGCCTCCTGTAAATCCATCTATGAGGCTAAAATGTACACAGTAGCCTTATTAGCCATGCTGTCTCCGGCGTTCTTACCGCTAGTGGTGGTAGCTTGGTTCATTTACAACTCTGCGAAGAAAGGAGGTAGAGGATGAGATGCGTAGTACAGGAATGCGTGATGTGGAGTAACTATTCATCTGTCCATTATAATTATGGTGTATACACAGATGAACGTTTTCCGGATGATATAGACTATGACTCTTTGAAAGAAATGGGAATTGTTATAAACCAATTTATTGAAAGAAAGGAGGCTGAAAATGACAAGGGTTGATATATCACGTGTAAAATCATTCTATAAAAGAGGCAAAGAGACAGCCTCCTACGATATAAATATAGGAGAAAGCATGAACTGTATTCGCGATATAAGCCGTGAAGAATTAATAGAACTGTATCATTCTATAGCCGCATTCTTCAAAGAAGTGGAAAAGGAGGAACTGAAATGAAACTTGACGGAGCCTTTCGCCTACTATTGCCAGAAGAATAACACATCAATCAAGCCCCGCCCGGAGAAATCCTCGCGGGGCTTTTTCATGTCCTTTTCCGAAGGTATGATTACGAGCATCTTTGTGAAAAATGTTTGGAGATGATATCACAGGTATTTAGCCCAATCGTGGAGAGGATCTTGATAAAGCTTCAGATGGTATTGAACCATTCTTGGGGTTGGATAATAAGCGGAATGATATTCTTATTGAATTTTATCTCGCCCGTGAAATACGCTTTCGCCGCTATGGGCGTGGCTATTACGGCCGACTTGCTATTCGGGATGTTCTCGGCAAAGAAGCAAGGTAAATTCTTCCTATCACAAAGCGGAAGAGATACCCCCGCCAAGGTGATCGTCTATTTCGGTTTCATGCTCGTGGTATTCGTTACGGAACGGATATTCACTCAAGATAACGCCATAATCACCAAGGCCGGATGTACCCTAGCCTGTGTGTGCGAGCTGTGGAGCATGCTGGGTAGCGCATTGATTATCTGGCCGAACATGATGTTTCCAAAGCTGCTTAAACTACAGCTCAAAGGAGAGATCGAGTCTAAGCTAGGAAAGAATATTAGTAACCAATTAGATAAGGAGGATTGTAAAAATGACAACGACACCAAGGGGAATCCGAAACAACAACCCCGGTAATATCCGGAACTCGGAGCAGAACGACTGGGCCGGAGAAGTATCGAAAGCCGATAAAAAGGACAACGCTTTCGAGGAATTCGAGGATATACCGCATGGGGTACGGGCCATGATGAAGCTCTTGCTAAAATACCAGCGATCGTATAACCTACGTTCCATAAAGGAACTGATAGAACGATGGGCACCCCGCGATGAGAATGACACGGCGGCTTACGTACGATGGGTATGCCGGGAGATGCAGATGCCGGACTGTTGCCGGCTAGACCTGTCGGACAAGGGAACGATGTGCGCCCTAGTGGATGCCATGTGCTACATGGAGAACGGCGAGTGTATCCCTATGGAAGACATCGAGGCCGGCTGGGAACTGATGTGAGAGTGGTATTGTTTATGCGAACTCCCTTTTGGATAGCGAATCATGGAATATGGACTTTATAAGAGATTGTGTGTCTTGGCCGGAATGGTGGCTCTTTGCGCTAGCTGCTCCGTGCGTCGTAGCGCTTCTGATCATAGCCATTACAGAGATCAAGAGCGACAGGTATTGGAGAGCTTGGATACCTCTATGGATGTACGGCTTGCCAGTTCCAACACCGTGCGAGATCGGTGGAGAAACATCCGGATCATACGAAGGGAATTCGACCTTGAGCGGCAGCCGGACGAAAACGGCCGATACCCGGTCAAGTCGGAAACGACACTCGAAGGCGAGGAACATGAGAACGAGCGAAAAGAAGAAGCGGAAAGCCAAAAGAAAGAGGAGAACGAGAGCGTTTTCGCCCGGTCGGAAGCCAGCCATGAGGAAGACCGGTCCGGAGATACCGAGCTCAACTCCGATGTCGGCAAGAACGCCCTCGGGTGGTGGGCGCTCGGCGTAACGATGGTTCTGGCCTTGGTAATCTTTTTAAGATGGAGATATGGAAAAAAGGATAAAACAAAGTGATGTCTGGGCTGTCATGCAGCAAAAGGATGACCGGGGACGATACAAGATGTTCTCGTTCTCGTACGTGCGGTTGAATGAAAGCCGGGAGGGAAATGGCTCTCCCGGCTCGATCGAGGATTATGAGGTAGCCTACTTCAGCTCGATCCACGCCAAGGGAAGTACGGTAAACATCCGGATTCGGGGCGAACGGTTCCCCCGGAAGTTCATCCGTTGCATGATCATCCGGATTAACGGTAAAAAAATATACGCATAATGGGACGCAAGAACGTATTTCTAATGGGTGACACCGCTTTCCTCCCCGGAGCGAAAGCGGCGGTGGTCATGACCGAGGACGTAGGTTTTCTGGAGGATAAAAAATTCACGGCCACGGTCATTACCCCGGCCAAAGGATCTTCCGTCAAGAAAGAGGTCGGGTTTGTCCCGTTCGGTCACCAAGACAAGTTGCCCGTAAGGATCATGAAAAAGATCGCCGACAACACGATCGTAGGCAGCAATATCGAATTCAAGGCGAACATGGCCTACGGCGATGGGTTGATGGTCTGCCGGAGGGTGAAGAATCCGGAGACCCAAAAGATCGAGCTGGAGGAACTTACCCCGGAAGAGGCTCCGGAGATATTCCAGTTCATATCGGATAGCAACTACTTACGGGTAATGTCCGAGCTGGCCAACGATCTGGTCGTATTCTCCGACTCTTTCGTCTATCTGGCTTTTGGCAAACGGAAGGCCGGAGAGAGACCGAAGGTAGTCCAGATCTGGCACCGGGAGATGTGCTTTTCCCGGATCAGCGAGCAAGACGAGAAGACGAAACGCATCGAGTATCATGGTTATTCCTCGCAATGGGGAGAGGAGTCATTTCCGGACGACGTGATCGTAACGAGATTGCTAGACCGCCGAAGCCCGCTTTACGATCTCAAGGTCCGTACCGGGCTCGTACCCGATCCGGAGACCGGAGAGAAAAAGGACGAGGAAGAGAATGGCTATACGTTAAGCCTCAATATGCCGGTACCGGGGCGTTTTTATTACAACCGCCCTTATTGGTGGTCCATCTTCCTCGATTGGTACGAGTTCAGTTGCGCCATCCCGAAATTCAAGAAGGCGTTGCTGAAAAACCAGATGGTCTTGAAATATCACGTCTCCATCAACATGAAATTTTGGGACAAGCTTTACGACTCGGAAGGTATCCCCAAGGATGACAAGAAGAAACGGAACGAGCGCAAGAACGCTTTCCTACAACAACTGAACGACTTCCTTTCCGGAGAGGAGAACGCCGGCAAGAGCTTCGTATCCCATTTCCGGTATGATCAGATCAATAAATACGAGGAGAACGATATCATCATCAAGCCCTTGGAATCATTTATCAAGGGCGGTGAGTATATAGAGGACTCGGAGGAAGCGACAAACGTGATCTGTAACACGATGGGCGTACATCCGTCCTTGAAAGGAGCGTCGCCCGGGAAATCGAAGAACATCAACGGTACCGAGGCCCGGGAGTTATTCATTATCGCCCAAGTGCTGTTCAAGCCGCTCCGGGACATGATGGTTCTCCCGCTATACCTAGCCCGGGAGATCAACGGATGGGGAAAAGACATCGAGTTCGTGATACCCAATATCATGCTAACGACACTCGATAAGAACACGGGATCGGAAAAGAGTATCGGTAACGAAAAAGTATAATCATGACACAGCCATTCCTACAAACGATAGATGATTTGAGGCATACCGTCAAGGTAAACGCCTCATTTAAGTTCGAGATATTGGAGCCTTATCTTCAAGACGCTTTCGATCGATATATCGTCCCCTACCTCGGGGAAGCCTTGGTCGATCGGCTGTATCGAGAGCCGTTAACGGAAGATATCCTTACGATCAAGATGCTCGCCAGCCGGACACTGGGACCATTGGCCGTGGCGCTAGCCAGTCCGGAGCTAGGGGTCTTGATCGGTGACAGCGGGCATACGGTAAGCCGGAACGATAAGTTCACCGTAGCCAGCGACCAAAAGATCGCCCGATCGGAAGAGAGCATGCAGGAACGGGGATGGAATAACTTGGATAAGCTACTGGAGCATCTCGGAAGCCACGAGAACGACTATCCGGAATGGAAAGAAAGCCGCTATTACAAGAACCAAGCCAACGGCCACTACCTTAATTCCGCCCGGGAATTCCAATATTACGGTAAGGTGAATATCGATTATTCCCGGTTGACCTTCGAAAAGTTCCGTCCCCTACTCGATACACTGGAGATGAAGCTATGCCGCTGGATCGGGACCACTCTTGACAAGAGCTTAAAAGACACCTTAAGAACCGGCGTGGATGATCCGCTCCGGATCAAGCTGATTGATTATATCCGGGTATGGCTCGCCATGTACGTAGCTAAGCTCCATACCAGCCAAACCACCCGGGTACAACGTACGGCGGCCGGCCAGCTGGAGTTTAAACCCGTGATCTATCCGCTGTATTCCGATCCCACGGACAACGGTAATTTCTACGCCGAGCAGGTAACGTCACTAGAAGCGGTAATCGAGGATTACATGAAAGTTTACGCCCCGGAACTAGGCCTCCCCGCTCCTATCAAGAACGACTTTAATTCCAAGGACAAACATATTTTCGTATTATGAGAAAAATAACGATCAAAGATATCGATTACCTCGTGCCCGGCACATGGGATGAGATGACAGCGGAACAGCTTTGCTTTCTCGCCAATATTTTGAACTCGAAAAGTACGGCCCAAGAAGCCAAGGTCAAGATGCTATTGTTTTGCCTGTCCGCGAGAATCCGGCGATATCAGAAAGCCAATGGAACCGGTTACGCCGTTTCCCTTCCCAAAGATCGTATATGGATCACGGCCGAGCAACTGGCGGCGTTGAGCACCATCTTTGATTTCTTATTCCAAGAGACAGAGAAGGGAATCGAGCTGGATATCCGCTTAACCCGTAACCCATTCCCCGTCTACAAAGGCAAAGATATCGAGTTATACGGCCCGGAAGACGGCCTGACCAATATCAGCTACGGACAGTTCATCATGCTGCAGACTTGGCAACAGCGGATGAGACAGGATTTCTTCGAGGCATTGGATAACTTCCTATCCATAATCTGGAAAGACGGCTCATTCACCATACGTGAGGACGGTGATCCGGCTTGGTTCCGGAATGTAGAGCCGATCGTAAAGACAGTCATGTTCTGGTACTACCTAGGTAGCATGAATTTCATACAAGCAAAGTTCTCCCGGGTATTCTCCTCCGGAGGGAATGAAGCCCCTTTGGATATATTCGACACGCAACAACGCATCGTGGATGAGATGGCCAGCGGAGACGTGACCAAGAAAGAACAGGTAAAACAATCCCTTTTATACGACGCTCTCTATACCCTAGAAGTAGCGATCGAAAAAGAGGAGAAAAAGAAACAAGATATGTAGTAATAGGTGTTTTTCATGGTATTAGATTTTTAGATTAGTAATGGACAGCCGCTTTGCCTGTGAAGGTGGAGCGGTTTTGTTATTATCTCCAATCCAGATACTATGATAATAAAAATATTACCAAACGTTTGCCATTGATAATATATTTATTATCTTTGTGATGTCATTAAGACAAGAGCTCTATGCATAGTGACGATGGGCTAAAAGCCCGGATAGAAGAGGCAGAAAAAGATCTCCTTTTTTATCTCCGCAAGTATCATGAACTGACTTCGAGAAGCAAATTCATGAAAGCGGTGGTTGATAAAGAGATCAAGAGACTTGAGAAAGAACTTAAGGAACTTGGAAAGTATTATTGACCAGAAAGGTTCTCCCCCTCCAGGCCAGAGGGGGAGTTTCCCTTTCATGTGTAACTCAAAAAACAGAATAATATGGATAAAGTAAAGCGTTTTTTTGAACTAAAGGAACTTTGGAAAAAGTCCCCGGAGAATGACCGCCCTACCATAGACCGACAAATTACCGATCTGTTGGATAGCATGGATGAAAAGGAAACCGAACTGCTTACCGCAGGTGTGCAAAATGACTTTGAAAACATCCATAAAGAGATCGCAGACATCAAGGAGCAGCTAACTATTCGTGAGCGACTGAGTCCCGTTTTACCATACCTGTCCGTCTCTAATCTAGCCAAAGATTATTTCGGGAAATCATCCTCTTGGTTCTACCAACGATTAAACGGGAATAGCGTGCACGGTAAAATTTGCAAATTCACACAGGAGGAACTGGCTATTCTGGATATGGCGCTGAAAGACATCAGCCGCCGGATTACTAAATTGAACTTGGTATGATACTTACGAAAACAATATAATACGATCGGGTTTCTTTGCCATCTCAAAAACTTTCACCATCTTTACAAAAAGATTAGATATCAAATATATCGAGGCCATGCGAGATATTTGAAAAAGATAAACTTCATTGAAGAAAGAGCCCGCAAAGTAGGATCATGGCCGGTCTGAAATGCGGGCTCTGTTGTTTATGGAACTAAAAGAATTTATTAAATCCGCTATAACCCAGCTTTCGGAAGCTGTTTATGAATTAAATGATGAATTGAAAGATAAAGGAGTAGTGGTAAATCCATGCTATGCAGAGAATACAAACTTTGAGACGATAGACAATAGTGAAGGTGTTATTGTTTCATCAGTAGAGTTTGATCTACAAGTCAGCACCTCTGAAATAAAGGAAAATAGCGGAAAGATCGGTGTATTAGCCAGTGTAGTAGGTATAGGCGCTTCAACCAAAGAAGGAAGCAATGGAAATGAGGCGAACCGAATAAGGTTCAAGTTACCTGTTGTTTTGCCTTATAAGAAACCTTATTGATGCCTTTTTCCTTGGGATGTCATACCGTCTTTTATATACAATTCAATGTCTTGGGCTGAATCGCTGACAGTAAAACCTTTATCCCGTCCTTCGTGGGCTTTAATGGCATACTTAACACAACGTTCACGAAGACGTTCCTCTTTACGTTTGCGAAAATAATTGATTATTGATTTCATAGGAATAACATTTTCCACAAAAATACGTGGAAAGCATTGCATTTCCAAAAACTTTTCCGTAATTGCAGCATTGTTAACGTTTAAATTTATACGATATGAAAAAATTATTACACTTGGTAATACTACTACTTCTTATGGGATGCGTGGGTAAGGTTGAGCATGAGAAAGTTTTAAAACAGAATCAAACGCTAAAAACACAAATTGAGCAATTAACAAATGAGCTTAACGGATACAAGAATGATCCAGCAAAGTTATTACAACAAGCCCAAGATGGTTTAAAAAACGAGGATGAAAACGCTTTGATATCAGCTTGTGCAAATTTAAAGCTTTATCACCCTGAGAGAAACGAACGAAAGCAAGCTGACGACTTATATTCTCAATACCTAACAATAAAAGAAAAGAAGGCAGAAGAACAGCGCAAGGCATTCGAAAAAGAAGAAAAAGAAAGATTATCCGCATTAAATAGATTAAAGAAAAAATATGATGATGTTTCTAATGTAACTTGGTATCAGAACCCATATTTTATACACTATGATAACAGTAACCATACATCTCTTTATATAGGAAAAGATAATAGCAATATATGGTTAAGATTAAAAATGTCATATAATGGTGATGACTGGATCTTTTTTGAAAACGCCTACTTATCCTATGATGGAAACACTTTAGAAATCCCATTTGATAGATATCGTGATAAGAAGACTGATAATGACTCAGAAGTTTGGGAATGGATTGATGTCTTAGTTAGTGATTCCATGCTATCTTTTATCAGGAACATGGTTGAAGGTAAAACACCAAAGATGAGACTATCCGGCAAATATTCTAGCACTAGGAATTTATCCACTAACGAAATTAAAGCGATAAAAGATGTACTGGCAGGATACGACATATTAAAAACGAATAATTAATATCATAAAAAACATCATAATCCCGAATGTTTCAACTAAATATTCAGCCTTTGTTTAAAAACAAAGGCTTTTTCTTTGCCAACTCAAAAAATATTATCACATTTACATGCCCAATAAAAAACACTATATGAATCCCTATACAGTGTAACAGGTAAGCAATCCTGTTCCGGTTATGTTTCCGGTGGGCGCACTATATAGGGATTCGCCTTTTCTGTATGGATAATGATTTAAAAGGTCTATTCAAACGGACCCTTGTCATAAAAGAGGATCGACATTACTGGCTTGTTCGATCAATGGGTGGGGATTTCTACAACGAATATATTTCCCGTGGTTATATAGCGATAGGATATAATGAAATCTCTCTTGCTGAAATAAAATTATCAGCAAGTCATAACGATGAAGCCGTAAACACCCTCAAAAAAATTATAGATTCAAAAGAGTCAATATCTTCCGTTGATGTCGATGATATAAATCCACAATATGCCGCTATACAATTATTGAAATTTTATCGTGATATACAAATCGGAGACATAATCGTCATTCCGGGAAAGAGCTCTGATCAAATTGCTATCGCCAGAGTTGAATCTAGTGTATATGAAGAAAAAGAAGAAGATGTCTCTAAACTCTCGGGAATATGTAATTTCAGAAAAAGAAGAAGAATCAAAATTATAAATAGATCTTTTAGATCGAAACTTAATCCCAAAATGCAATTGATGTTTAGTTCCAGACATATCGTATCAAATGCCGACAATTATGCCCAATACATTGATTCTTGCATCAGTGATTACTACCAAAAAGATGGAAATACATTCCTCGTTCTTAGAGTGAAGGAAGAGGACAGTATTTCTGCTGATGATTTTGGATTGGTACCTGACCTAATCGGATTGTTGAAGGATTATTCCGAAGAGATACATCTTAATATAAATGTACAGACTGTAAAAATGAAAACGTGTGTACAATCTCCCGGAGATATTTTAATGTATGCAACTAGCTGGGAAGCCATTACCCTAATAGGAATGTTCATAATGATCATTAAGGGTGGCGAGTTTTCCATAACAAAGGGAGATGGACTAAAAATAAAAGTAGGAACTCTTTCTGAGGCTACAGAAAAAACACTGAAATCATTAAGTGATTTCTTAGATAGAAGAAGGGATCGTGCGTTCAAAGAAAGCCTGCAAAAGAAACTCGATAATATGAAAATAGAAACCCCAGAAGATTTGACTAAGGTAATGAAAGAGTTTAATGACAAGAGAGAGTCTTATTGATATTTCCTCGGCTTATAATAATGTAATGTCAAATAGGCACCTAATGTAAAAGCTATTAAAGCAATAAAAACATGAATTCTACTTGAATACGAACAAGGAAAGATCATTATCATGCCTCTTTTCAAGATAACACCTATGATTCCTGATAAAAATAAAAAGGAACCTAGGTAAGAGATAATATAATGCATTGCCCGTTTCATGTAGCAAAAGTAACATTTTTTTCTTTGCCCATAATTGCCATCTCAAAAACTTTCACCATATTTGCAGTGCGAAACATCAGTAGGGTGTATCCTACTTCGCTGAGCGCGGTTAATGCTCACATTTTTGTAGGGCTTTTTTTATGCCCTAAAGTAAGATAAAGGCGGTTGCCTCTTTTCCTTTGTAGGTTTAGCTCTTCGGAGTGGATACTACTGATGTTTCGCAGCATAGGGAAATGGCAGCCGCTCTTGCTTTATAGATATCTGCCTACAATGCGAAACATCAGTAGTTATGAAAACAAATTCATTAACCGTATCATCTTCCCGGAGCCGGGAACATGATCTCTTTTCTTGGACAACTGTCCAGAAGTTCTACAACCTGTTACCTCTTGGTATCACGCCCTGTAAATCCATTTACGAGGCTAAAATGTACACGGTAGCCTTATTAGCCATGCTGTCTCCAGTGTTCTTACCACTGGTCATCGTAGCTTGGTTCGTTTATAACTCAGCGAAGAAAGGAGGCCAAAATGATTAGACTGGAAGATATATGTATATCAAACCTGATGCTGGATGCGATCAGATATTGGCAGGAAAATGATAAAGGTGGGTTAGAAGAAGATGTTAAGGCCATTGACAGCGCTATCACTTTCATTGCATGCGAGCATGATGCCCCGGGTGTACTTTCTGAAAAAGAATCATTGTCGCTTATCGCGGCTCTAAGTTTTCTGAAAAAAAGATTATGTTTGTTTGAAGGAAAGGAGGAACCGAAATGAAACTCCAAGAAGCCCTGCGCCTACTCGACATCGTTACCGATGTAAACGGACAATATAGTAAAGAAGAACGAATGCGTGCCGCCATGAGATTGGAGGAGCTGTTACGCTTGCTTCTTCCAAAAGAATGATTATATTTGCAGTATGCTGACATTTGTAGCTATATTAGGTTTTGTTATGCTGATCGGTGCGGCTCTGAATGAAGTGCGTCACAGCAAAAACCATATAAGCAAGGTTATAGCTGGTGTGTTGATTGTTTTGCTATTATTTATTTTGCTTTTTTAAATAGAAACTGATAATATTCAGCAGATAAAAATTGTTGTATATATGAATAATGTTCTTCAAAACATGGATAATACGAACATATATTTTAACTCTTTGAAAAGAGCGGATTGGCTGAGACAAATCGCTACTATCAGGAATGAATATAAAAAAGAAAATTATCAAAAACAAATAACTTTTGTTTTTAAGGATACATTGTCTCCTGAATTATTTCAGCCTATTCATGTTGTTACAATTGCATGTTTGATTGAATTTTTAGTTAATGTAGAAGAACATACTATACGGATATCAAATGAATCTATAGAGAAGCTGTTTTTTGAAGATCTTAAATTTAGAGAGTATTGGAATTACAGTAAAGATCATGTGGATTCTGAAAGTGATAATATATTTAATTTATGGCGTATAGTTGAGAATCAAAAAGACGCATATGCAATAGAGGTAGAACAATATTTTAAAAAGAATTTCTTTATAGGTAAAGACTTAAGTATAATTTCGCTTAGCATAGTAGAAGCATTTTATAATGTTTTTGATCATGCTGATGCAAATGGTAATGCTTTTTCATTTATTAAATATGAAGGACAGGATGAAGTCTTGCGTGTAGCTATTTGTGATTTCGGGAAAGGTATATCAAAATCTGTCAGAAATTTTGATTCCACTATAATATCAGATAGCGATGCTTTGAAAAAGTCTATAGAGGTTGATTTTACAGTTGGATCTAAGGTTCATAATAAAGGAAAAGGCCTAGATAATATATTATCGTGCGCTGATGCAGTAAGAATAATTTGCAATACAGCTCGTTTATTAAAGAAGCATGAAGTTAAAATTGACAATATTGATTTTGATTTTAATGGGACGTTGATATATTTCGAATTATATTTAGGAAATTTGGAAGAAGAAGAAATTTTAGACGAGTTTGATTTTTAACTAAATAAAAAGAGGATACTATGTGTACAATTAAACTTTATGACGTGATGGAAGGAAAGGATTTTCCTATGGCAGGAAGTAGTCTCTATGATATAATCAGAGAGAATATGAATTCTTCGGACAAGATTACCATCGATATGGAAGGTGTGTCTTCTTTGCCTTCTATGTTTTTAAATGTTTCAATTGGTAAGTTTATAGATGAATTTGGTTTTGAGACACTTAAGAAGAAGATTTCATTTACAAAGATAACAAAATTGCAAGCTGAACGCTTGACTGATTATATCAGTAGGTATAAAAGGTGATTAGTAGTTTTCATATGTCCTTTAAAAGCTCCCTTCGGGGGGCTTTTTTTGTGTCTATAAATTGGATGTTATGGACATATACAATCACTTTGAGTATTCGGAATGGATCGCTAGGCATCTAGCCGCTATCGGTCATACGGACGGGGAATGTCATTTCCTCCGTAGTGACGAGGTAGAGGAAATCTCCGATCTGGAAGAACGTATCTCCTCTATCCGGGATCATGTATTAGTCGCCATCGACGGGCTTAACTCGGATTTTTCTTGGCTTAGCAATGACAACCTCGTAAATATCCCACAATATTTTATCGCCCTATTAAAGCAATGCGAGGCCGGGGATATCGACGGGATTCACTTTGCGAAAGCGGAATGCAAGGACCTTCTCATGCAGATCGTCTGCAGGATGATGCTCGACTGGAACGAGGAACGTAACGGGCTTCAGTTCCTAGAGCTAAACAGCATGACCTTTCGTGGCATAGGTCCCATGGGAGATAATTTCTATGGGGTGATGTTAGGCTTCAACCTAAGAAAGCCTATCCCCTTCTCTATCGACAAATCAATGTGGGTATGATATGGGAGTCATGAAAAGATTGAGCGAGCAGATGCGCACGCCTAAACGCAGGAACTCCCTAATCGGAGCGAGGGAAGGATTACCCTTCGAGATCTCGCTAGAGTCAACCAGCCGGATCGCCCGGTATGAACGTAGGCAGGATAAGGAGAAATTGAGACAATTCAATTCTGAGGTAAAGGAATGGATGGGTTACGTGATCCAAGACTTAAAAGGGAATATCGCCTTGCTTGTCCAGAAAGATGAGTTCCTATCGGACTCCCTAGAACCCAGAATTTACAAAAGTAAAGGAGAGACCGAACGAGTGGGATTCAGTTTCGCCCGTGAAGGTATCTATATCCATAAGGGAGCCGGACGGGGCCAAGGTGGTTTCCGGGGCGGCTCTAAATGGACGGACAAATACGGGAAACTGAAAAAGACCAACCCGGATTCTTTCTACCTGATGGGAACCGGCAACCGCCAACCGATCCGTTGGTTCGATCCCATCATCGAAAAGAATCTTCCCAAACTGGCAGACATCGTAGCGGACTACGCTGCCGATATGCAAATCGACGCATCACGAATTTTCATAGATAAAGATTAGGATATGGCAGGAGATTTAAACAGGAGCATCAAGATATACTTGGATAACTCCGACGCAATGACTAGCGCATCGGAGTTAGAGACGAAAATCGGGGAACTGGAGAAAAAGCTACTTGATCTCCGGACGGCCGGAGAAGGTAACAGCAAGGCGGCAAAGAAAATAGAACGTGAGTTGACCGCCCAAACCCAGAAGATGCAAAAGTATAAGCAAGAGGTCGCTGATACGGAAAGAGTATTGAAGAACCTAAGTGGAGCTACTTATAATGACTTAATAAAGACAAAGAATAAAATTTCAACGGAGCTGAAAAAAGTAACTCGTGGTACCGCTGAATATAACACTAAGCTAGAAATGTTGAAACGCATCTCCAAAGAAACCGCACTAGCCCAACAAGAGATGCGTGTAGAGATCGGTTGCCAAGCCTCGGTCTGGGGACGTGCCACAGATTTCGTAAATAAATATATGGGAATCATTGGTACCGCAGTGGCAGCCATTACGGGTATTACTCTTACTTTCAATAAATTCCGTGAAGCCCGCAATAAACTGGAAGAAAGCAAGGCCGATTTAAAAGCTCTTACAGGCCTAGATGATGAAAGCATAGAGTGGCTTACAGATCAAGCAAAACGTCTTTCCACTACAGTTACCGAAGAAGGTATCCGCATACGCCAATCCGCTGATGAGATACTGGAAGCTTATAAATTAGTAGGTTCCGCTAAACCCGAATTGCTAGCAAATAAAGAGGCTTTAGCAGAAGTGACAGAGCAAACGCTTATCCTCGCCTCTGCCAGTGGCATGAAACTTACGGATGCGGTAGATGCCGTCACCTTGGCATTAAACCAGTATGGGGATGGAGCTGATCAAGCCGCTCGATATGTAAATGTACTTGCCGCCGGAAGTAAATTCGGTGCGGCAGCCGTAGAGAGCCAAACCAAGGCTATAAAGACAAGTGGTGTCGCAGCCGCTTCTGCAAAGATTCCGATCGAACAACTGGTTGGAACCATTGAAACTTTAGGTGAGAAAGGTATCAAGGATGAGATCGCCGGTACCGGACTCAAAAAGTTTTTCCTTACCCTGCAAACAGGAGCTGACGAGACTAACCCCAAAATAGTCGGGCTAAGTACGGCTCTGGAAAATCTCCGCAAAAAACAAATGGACGCTACCGCTATCAAAAAGATGTTCGGGGAGGAAGGCTACAATGTTGCCTCTGTCCTTATCAATGAAGCGGATAAGGTAGAATATTATACGAAAGCCGTAACCGGCACATCCGTCGCTTTAGAGCAGGCCACGATAAAAAGCCAATCTGCCACGGCTAAAATGCAACAAGCAAAAAACAAACTTAACGATCTTGGCATTGAGTTAATGGAGAAGATCAATCCATCCATTATCAGCGTAATGAATCAAACCGTGAACTGGACTAAAAAACTAGTTCTGATGGCTGACTGGATCAGTAAGAATACAGGATTAGTTATTTTTTCAACTTCAACTCTAGCTCTTTATACAGCGGTCATAAAATTAAATACATATTGGACGGAACTAAAAGGTAAAGCCTCCTCAAAAGCTGTATTGATAGAAAAAGCGAACGCCATCGCTATCCGTGCCTCCATAGCTTCCGAGTATGCGCTAGCTGCGGCAAAAGCCCTACTGACAGGAAATATCAAAGCTGCGACAATTGCCATGCGTAGTTTTTTAGTGACGTTAGGACTCAATCCAATTATTGCGGCTGGAGTAGCAATCACCGCTTTAGCTGTAGGTATTTATAAAATATGGGATAATTCAACTAAGAGTGCCCGGGCTTTAAAAGAGATGAACAAGGAGATCGCCACTGAACAGGCAGAAGCCTATACCCTATTTGACGCTCTCCAACGAAGCAACGCCGGAACAACGCAACGAAAAGAATTAATCGATGAGATCAATTCTCGATATGGAAAATATCTTGAAAACCAACTAACAGAACAAAGTACAACCGAGGATATCGCAAAAGCTTTAGAAATAGTTAATGAAAAGTTGCATGAAAACATAGTTTTAAAAACCATGCAGAAAGAGAAGGAGGATGTAACGACCACCGCCTTAAATAAACAAATTGATTTGATGGATCAAATGAGGGAAAAATCAAATCTGGGACAATTCGTTACCGACGCTATGCTTCGAGACGTAAAACGTATAACAGATGAAGGGATAAAGAACGGACGCTCATGGACAAAAACATATGATGATGTCATCTCTTACATTGACTACTACTATGGGGCCAGAGGTAAAGTCGATAAGGATTTCTGGGGAAGTTTACAGAGCTATATGACACAAACTTACCAATTAGCATCCAACCTCGATAAGATATCTCAGAAATACTCTCCTCTTCTGCCTAAAAAAACTGCAAACGAGTTGCCAGAAGTAGAAGTTATTGCCCCTAAAATAAAAAAACCGGATATAACCCCGGGACTGTCAGCGGAGCAAGAGAAAAAAATCACAGACGCAAAGCTGAAAGAGGTTGATCGTTATATCGCAACCAAGAAACTAAAATTGACACAAGATTATACCGAGGGCCTAAGATTATATGATGATTATCAAACAAAACTTCAAGCTTTAGAGCTTGAAAAATTAAATAAACAATTAGCTATCTATAAAATAGGCAGTGACGAAAGAAAGAAAATTGAACAACTGATCCTTGATTTCCGAATTAAACTGATGGATAAATCCTATCAAGAATATCTCAAAAATTTGGAAAAAGAGGCCAAGGCCGATAAAGACCGTAAAGTCCAAAAAGAGAAGTTATACAACGGACTAAATAAAGATTTGCAATCTTTCGTTAAAACACAAAATGAGAAACAAGAGGAATTAGCGAAAAAGCAAGAAGAAACAGACAAACGAAGAGCACAAACCTTATTAGACTTCTCCGCTCAAGCTGGCCAAATCCTTGGGGAATCTTTAGTTGATTCTGAAACAAGTTTTGCTGACGCTATGGGGAACATTCTATTATTGACATTAGATACTCTTCGCCAAGTTGTAACAATGTCGATCGCAGAAACCACAATCCGCAATGTATCTAAATTAGGATTCTTAGGACTAGCAAAAGCCGCTGCCGAAATCGCACTTATCAACGTCGCTTTCGGTGCCTTGAAAGGCCTTATCAAGAAACCTAGTACATCTACCGCAAACGCAGGTCTTAAAGACAACACTACGCCGCAAACCGGACAACGAGTTGTATCAGACTCCACCGGTTGGTACAACGGAGGATTCACCGGCAACGGTGGTATACTTGAAGTGGCTGGTCCCGTACATCGAGAAGAATACGTTACACCGGCATGGCAATTACAAGATCCGATTTCCATGAACCATATCCTAGCCTTGGATGCCATCCGAAGACAAAGAACAAGCACAAATCCTCTTCCCGTCAACGGATTCGCCAACGGTGGATACAATGGACGCTCGGATGAAGAAAATGTAATGGTTTCAAGTAATAATCCGGAATTACTCAAAGTACTCACACAGCTACTTATGCTATTTTCCGAACTAAGAGCAAAAGGCATGAGGGCTTATGTCGTATACAGCGATATCGAGGCCGCCCAGAAGACATTGGACAAATCCAAAAAGATAGGAGGCAAATAAGATGGACATCATTCACGAATCCGGCAAGGCTTACGACCTAGGAGACATCCAATTGACCTTATCCCGGATGAACCCGTTCTTTAACGATTACGGAGAGCAGAGCTTACCGGTAACACTCCCTCCCACGGACAAGAATAGGGAACTACTCATCTATCCGGATAACATGGCCGGGATCAGCAAGGCCTCGCAGCGGATCAACGCCATGATCCAGCACGGGGTATTCTCCATCCCCTGCCGTCAAGCCATCCTGTCGGCGAACCGGAAGAGCGGGATCGAGACCAGTTTTTACTTGAATACCGGAGCGTTCTACGAGAAGATCAAGGATGTACCGTTATCCACGGTCTTTGAGGACAAGGTTCTCAAGTTCGCGTCTGTCAGCAAGGCGATATCCTTCTGCCGGAACCTGTTCATTACACATGACGACCGATTCGCCTTGTTCCCGGCCATCCTAGAGTCCGGTTCTTTAAACGCCACCGGTGATCCGGGACCGGACGGATATCCCCGTCTTTACAACGACGTGGAGCGGACGGAGGTAGTCGATGAGAAAACGATCCGGTTGGCTCCGGGATTCTACATATCCCCCTTCATCCGTGGATTGCATCTATTGGAGGAGATATTCGCCTATCTTGGCTACACCTTGGAGGACTCCTTCTTTTCCCGCACCACCCCATTCAAGGACATGGTTTTTTTGAACAACACGATCGATACGATCGTAAAGGGCGAGATCCGATACTCCCAGATCGTCCCGGACTGCATGATCAAGACGATACTGGACGTATACCGGTATAAATTCTGCTGCGAGTTCATCCCGGACGAGACCCGCAAGACCATCCGTATCGTGCTATTCGATGAGAACCTGAACGAGACACCCTCCTGCGACCTCACGGATTGCGTAGCCGGTAAATATACCGTCAACCATCCCTCGAGCTTCAAGCAGTTAAAGCTTACCTGTGACCGGCTCACTCCACCGGAAGAGAAACAGGACAGCGAGCGCCCGATGCCAACGACGGGAAGAGCCACGGGGAACGAGAACGAGGAGTTCAGTACCTTGGTAGACCTATTAAAGAAATACCCGGACGTGGAGTATAACCAGATATCGGGTGAGTTTGTCCGGAGAGGTTACAAGGGGATCACGCCGGTCACGCAACGGATCGGTCTGGTCACGATGGATTATTACGCCGGCGGGACACTGGAGACGGAGAGCAAGGAATCCCCGGACGTGCTACCGGCGATGGTCTATACACCTACTTTTGGCAGCGGAGGAGCCGGGGCCATCCCGCATCTCGGGATTTATATAGGGACCGGAAGATCGTTGAACTCCTCCATCATCATGGATTCCGTGAATGACTCCACGTCTGAGGTAGCGGGCGAGGCGGAGGATAACGAGGAGTTGAAACCCATGCCGGCATTCGTATTCCATGCCGGGAAACTGGACTACGGGACGATCCTCAATCATGACGCCGAGGGAAACAAGCTCTGGAACTATACGCTCGCCTACCACGGCCCGGACGGGCTTTTCGAACGGTTCTGGCGAAATTACGATTCCCTGCTCCGGAACTCTCTGCTCGAGATAAAAGCGAGCATGCTTCTCAGTGACATCCAAAAGGTATCGCTCTCCGAGTACAGGAAAGTGACGATCGAGGGACAGGAGCTGCTTCCCTCCACCATACAATATAGCCCGGGTTCCCGGGAACCCTTGGAATCCACGTTCCTTACCACGAGGCTTTACGAGCCGGTATCCACGGCCATGACCGAGACGGAGCGGTTCGCCTCCCATGTATCCAAGTATAAATGGAAGGTCAACTACTCCCGGTCCAACGCCAGCGACAGCGTGAAAAGGAGATGGGTGTTCAAGGAGGAACCCGTGACCATATACTACGCCCCGCCCAGCGCATACCAATACGTGCAGGGCGGGAAATACCATCAAGCCACTTATCCCGTGCAATTCTATAGCCGTGGCTCCGCATCCGGGCCGACCGATCCGGAGGACGGTACCCTGACCGTGTGGCTCGAGCCCGTGACCCGGTAACTGTCCTTTATCGGACCATCCGACAGCCATACTTTTGGGGGTAAAATAATCGCAAATGGCAACGATCATAGACAAACCAGACGCTCTGAGCCTGTCCGGGAACATGAGGAAATTTGTATTGGGGGCAAAAGAGGCCGTCTCTTTCATCTTGAAGAAAGGAACGGCCACCTTGCTCGAGCAAAGCTACGAGCCCGGGCCGGACAAGATGGTCACGATCGACGTGAGAGAGGTGGTGGAAAGCCAATTGAGCTATACTTTGGACACGGCCCAAGAGATCTATTCCCAAAATACCATATTCGCCGATTTCACGGCCACGATAGACGGGACCTCCCACTCGTTCCGGGCGATCCGGTGCGGGATAGCGGATCTGGCAGACACGCCGGGAAACTGGTTGAAGTCCCACTTCCTCACGTGGCAGCCAAAGGTCAAGGAGGTGACCTATTACTCACCGGAGTGGTTGACCTACTACGCCATATCGGACTGCACGGTGAAGGCCAAGGCCACGTTCCCGGACAACTCGTCGAGCACGACCTCCTTGAAGGGAATGACCGCCGGCGAGTGCGTGACACTCAATCTCCAATACGCGATCGTAGCCAAGCTATTCGGGAACAAGTACCCCAGCTATCTCGAGGTTTACGCCGAGGCCGGCGGAGCGAGACTGAGCGTATCGCAATTCTATAAATTCACGGATATCCATTCCGAGGACGAGCAATGGTTCCTTTTCGAGAACAGTCTGGGCGGTATGGACACCTTCCGTGCCCATGGGGTGAACCGTCTGCAGGCAGAGCATGGCCACCTGATAGCGGAACTGGACGAGAACCTGTCCGAGTATGACGTGGAGACCGATCGTAAGTTCGTTAAGAACACGGGATTCCTCGATGATTACTCCCGCCGTTGGTTGCTGGATTTTTTCCCCAGCCGGGCCAAGTATATATACGAGGCGTCCATGATCCGGAGAATAATCGTCACCGAGAGCGACGCCACCTACACCTCCAACGATCTCCCGAGCTCCTATACGTTCACGTACCGACTCTCGGAGATCTCGAGGTACCTGAACCTTATCCGTAACGAGAAAGAGCTTCCGGATAATCTAACGGTTCCAAACCTCTCCTCGCCGGATTTTATTTTTCCCCCTCGCTTAGCTGAGCTCCCACGGCAAGAGCTTGGCGAGGGGGTATTATTCCCGGCCTTTGATCCGCATAACCCGAAAGCATCCGTTACGTCTTTTGGTGTAATACATGACACGATAAGGAACGGCATCATAAGCGAACTTGGAGAGACTTGGAGGGCTATCGTCAACGGAGCAGGAGGATCGGGTGGACCGGGAGACGATTTCTATCATATAAAATTAGATGATCTGACAGAGCCGTCCGATGAGAACGCTTTCACGGCTCTTAGAGCCTTGAAGGAGATACTAAAGCCTATATCCGCACTTGATGATCGCTTTTTAAGAAAAGATATAGATGATACGGCGCATGGTAACATCACTTTCGAAAAAGACATAATCTTAAGCGGGCTGGAATCCTCCATCTACTCAGACCGTGACGCAGATAGTTTCAAGCACGAGAACGGTTTCCGCCTGTTCGCCGACGGCACGGCATGGGTGAAGGACTTGAAGGTGAAGCATGACTCCATGTTCGCCGGTTCCCTTTCCTCTCCTACATTCGCCTCCGGTTTCCCGAACGGGACGGGATTCATGATAGCGCCTTACAAGGTGACGAACGCCGCCGGTGTGGAGGAGACTAAATACAAGCTGGAGATCGATTCGATCTCGGTACGTAACGAGCTTAAAGTATATACGTTCGTGGTCTCGCAACTGCTTGGCGAGAATGATAACCGCATCTTCGCCGGAATGATGGAGGTGGATCATTATGACCCGGAGACCGGTCGGATCTACTTGGATACCGACGGAGGCAGGTTGTACAACCCGTTCCGGGAAGGCGATATCCTCATGGTACAGCAGTTTCAAGGCGATCCTACCTTGCAGAACGACTACAAGATGACCAAGTCGTACGAGCTGAAGGTGGTGGAAGTGGCCGTAGGGGACCTCTCCGACGGCGAGAACCGTCTGGACTGGCTCCGTTTCACGAATTTCGTTGGAAATCTGTCGGACATAGCCAAAAGGGATACCCTTTGTCGTGTGGACAATCCGGATAACTCCACCCGCAGCGGCATCATGAAGATCACCACGGTGGATGAGTTCGGCACGCCCTACATGGACGTGATCCGTGGGATGAAGACCGATCCGGAAAACTGCGTGAAGGTACGTATCGGGAACATGAACGGTCTGGTCACGCCCTATTTCGGAAGGTTGGACGGTGACGGGGCGTACGTGGAGAATCTTTACGCCCGTGGGCAGTTCATGCTCGATACGGGGGAGAACGTGAAGACCAAGTTCGAGATCGTGGAAGGCAGGCTTTCCAGCGAGATGTCTTCCGTGCGCTACGAGCTATCGGAGAAGGATAATTGCCTCACGAACGCCTCTTTCTCCGCTGATACGGTAGGATGGGTACTCGGTAACGACGTGTCGCTATTCACGGTGAAGGAGCGTTTCATGGCCGTGAACGATTCCTTCTACGCTGAGAAGGATAAGGTTACAGGAATCGTGGAGGTATCCAGCCGCAAGGCCCTTTATATCAAGAACTCGGGAGTAAAGCAATTAAACTCCTACCTGAAGAACAAACCGGACGGCCAACTGGAGATGCCCGACGGGACGAAGGTATGGCCTAGCTATTACGTATCGTTCATGTACATGGTAAAGACCGCCGGTACGTTAACGTCCGGATTCTCCGGACAGGGGCTTTACGTAAGCAAACCGTTGGCGATTACGGATACCTTCGTTCAAGAGGAATTTTCCGGCAAATGGAACGGAACCGGTGATTTCATCTTGAATTTCACGGGGGAAATATATATCTACAACGTCCAGATGTCCACGCATCCCGTGGCGGATCTACGGTTGGAGATGTCCACCCTCTTTCTGCAGACGGACGAGAAGATCGGCATGTACGCCCAAAAGATCGACACGTTGAACGGCACGGTGACGGACATTGGGGTGGTATTGGATAATACGACCAGCACGTTATCCTTGTATGTTGACAAGACCGACAGCATAAACCAGACAGTGACAAGCCTAGGCTTAAAGCTGGACGGTGTGGATGAGAGCTTGACACTGTACGCCAAGAAAACCGACGTATCCGGGCTGAAAACCGAAATGGAGGCGGCTATCAAGGTGAACGCGGAGAATATAAATTTGAAGGTGTCTAAGGATAGTATCATATCGAGCATCAACCAGACGGCGGAGACGATCAAGATAAACGCTAGCCGACTCAATTTGAACGGTTTCGTGACATTTTCCATGTTTGACCTAAGCACCCAGAATACGATCAAGAACAAGGTTAACTCAGGTGATCTAGGATCGATGGCGTGGAAAGACGGCGTCTCATCCGATGATCTGTCTTGGGCATTAAGTCAAGAAATATCGAACAAGGTCAATCTGACTACCTTAAACAACACTCTTTTAGGTTATACGAAAAGTGGGTCTATCACAAAAGAAGACCTGGCCAAAGCCCTTCAAGCGGAATTAACAGGAAAACTTACAGGTTGCGCCAGTGTGGGAGCGAACAAATTGGCGAGCGTGATAATAAACGGACAGACGCTTATAGCGGGAGGGTATATTCAAGCGGACTTGATAAACGTTAAAGACCTTGTCGTAGGCAGTACCTTGAGTATCGGTGCGTTCTCCTTGAATAGTTATAATGGTCTTAACTGGACTGGATCTGACTATTTCGGTAATACCTCCTTTAGGCTGACAGTAGGGGGAGGATATACATACAATACCGGAACAAGTTGTAAAACCATGGTAGGGGCTTGGAGCAATTCCGCTGATACCCATGCGTGTATATCTGGTATATGCAACACTTTTGGCGTAGCCATATATGGATCTGTAGACGGTTATGGATCGAATTTCCCTCCTACAGGATCTAAGTTTGCGGGCTACTTCTCGGGAAGCACTAAAACCACGGGCACTACCATTACCGGTACGTTGGCGGCTGGGGCGTTTCGTTTCGCTTATAACCTCGGCCTTGGTAATTCTTATAATTATTATGAGGGCATAAGTTTCGATCCTGCTACTTATGATCTGGATAATGTCCGTATTCGTGTTAGAGGAGGAATAATCGTTGGAGTTACCGATGATAATGGTCATTTATTGCAAGGTGTTTAATTTTAATATATAAAAACATGAAAGTAGATTTCAGTAAAGTAAGTATTAACGCTACGGTAGAAGGCGATCCCGTAGTTATAGACTTGACAAAAGAGGTAGGAAACTTGGTCTATGGACGTACGGCGGATATCGCTGTCTCTGATTTCGGAAAGAAGATATACTACAGCAAGGAAGCTATCGATGTTCCGAGACCTATGGCTGAGTCCGTCAAGGATATCATCATGGGATCATCCTTTATCGCCCCCTTGAAAAATGCCATGAACGAGTTACTAACCCCTAAAACAAAGAAAAATGGAAACAACGACAATCAATAAGTCCTTGACGGAAGCCCTATCTTCCACGGGTTTCGTAAAGATAGAGGCGTCCCGTAAGGAAAGCGAGCCATTCCAGCATATAGATGCCTACATATACGATGCCGGTACCCGTATCGGATACGCGTCCGCTGATCGTAACAAAAGGCTCTCTTTCTTCCAAGAATCCCCGGACAGCCTTACCGGAGAGGAATGGATAAGCGCGTATACGAAGGTGCAAAACGCCTTCGACAGGATATTTAACGAGACTGTAACCCTATAAGCAATCTTGATCCCATGGCATATACTCTCGAAGAAATTAAAGAACTGGTCGAGACTTTAACCCCGATCATAAAGAACGCTATAGAGGCGGGTTCCCTTAGCGTAGAGGATCTCCGTGTAGCGGAGAGCATGGATTTCGTAAACTCTTTGCCGGCCTTGGAGGAGAAAGGTCTTAACGTCTCTTACGTGAAGGTCCGGCTGAAAGACCTGCTCGGTAAATTGGACGGGGATTATGCCAAGGAGCTGGAGGCGATCAAGAAATTGCTGGAAAATAAGGTGGATAACGGCTACTCGAAAGACGGTAAGCTGTATCTTACCTCCGGGGGCATTGTCGTATCGGACCCTATTTCAGTAGGCTCCGGAAGCGGTGGCGGCGGGGCTAGCTCGCTGGGCGAACTTACCAACGTGGATGATATCGTAGACCAAGATCCGGACGAGTCCCGTGTGCTGGTGCAAGAGGCCGGAAGCTCGCTCTGGACGGTGAAGAACCTCTCCGAGATCGGAGGAGGAGGTGGTGGTGGCGGTGTGACCATGAAACTCGTGAGCGTCACCGATACGCTCATCACCACGGTAGAGGGAGCCGCCGTCACCGTGGGATACAATTTCACGAGCGTCTATCAAGATGACGGTTCCGAGACCGGGCCGGGAACGGCCACTTACACCGTGAACAGCCAGAAGGTAGGCATGATATCCATCTCGCAGGGCAATAATTATTTCGATCCGACGGAACACTTGATCACCGGCTCCAACACGGTAAGGGTAACCGTGAAGGATAGCACGGGATCGTCACGTTCCCTATCCTATACGATTGAGGTGATATCCATGTCCATATCCTCCTCCATAGACCCGGCGCTCGTCTATTCCGGGGAGATCGTGTATCGCTATACGCCCGTGGGGGCTATCAACAAGACGGTGCATTTTGTACTGGACGGGAAGGAGTTGGGAACGGTGGAGACCAGTGCCTCGAACCGGCAATTGACCTACGTGATCCCTAGGCAGACGCATGGGGCGCACTCGCTCCAAGTCTACATGACGGCCCTTATCAACGAGGAGCTGATCCGGAGCAACACGCTTACCAACGACCTTATCTGTATCGTGGAGGGGGATAACACGCCTATCGTGGCCTCTTCTTTCGCCCAGACCGCCGCGCGGCAATACGACCGGCTCACGATCCCCTTCGTGGTCTATACGCCGGACTCCTCGCTATCGGAGGTTACGCTATCGGCCAACAACGCCACGGTATCCACGCAGAGCGTAGACCGCACCTTGCACGAGTGGAATTACCGTATTCCCCAGTCGGGAGATCTCTCCCTGAAGATATCCAGCGGGTCGGCCTCCCGGACCTTTACGCTCACCGTATCCCCCGCCGAGGTTATCGTGGAGCCGGAGAAGGCGAACCTGCAACTCTGGCTGACCTCTCAGAACCGGAGCAACAACGACAATAACCGTAACGAGTGGAAATACGGGGATATATCCGCGGATCTGACCGGCTTCAACTTCAAGACGAACGGCTGGATCTCGGAACGGGATAGCACCTCCCTCCGTGTCTCGGGTGACGCTCGTGTGCGTATCCCGCTGAAGATATTCAAGGATGACTTCCGGGCCACGGGTAAGACCATCGAGTTCGAGTTCTACACCCGTGACGTGACCGATTACGAGGCTATCGCTATCGAGTGCGTGAACGGGGGGATCGGCCTTCAGATATCTTCCCAGAAAGCGGTGTTCTCATCTGAGCAGACCACGATCGACACCCGGTTCAAGGAGGAGGAGAGGGTTCGCATCTCCCTCGTGGTTGAGAAACGCACGCTAAACCGTTTGATATACATCTATATCAACGGCATCATGTCCGGGGCGGCGCAATATCCGTCGGAGGATAATTTCCAGCAGAAGGTTCCGCAGGATATCATGATCGGTAGCGAGGGCTGTACGATCGACCTGTATAACATCCGTGTCTACGATAACGACTTGAACCAATACCAGATGCTCGATAACTTCATAGGCGATCTGGACGATTACGACAAGGCGCTGGCTATCTACAACCGGAACCAAGTATATAATGATTATGGGGATATCACCTATCAAAAGGTGTTGGAGCGATTGCCTTGCTTGATCTTCGAGGGGCCGTTGCCTACTTATAAAGGCGATAAGAAAACAAACAAGGTCTATTTTACGGACTTGCAAGAACCCGGGCGCTCTTTCTCTTGCGAGAACGTCCAGAATGACGTGCAAGGTACCTCCTCCCAATATTATCCGAGGAAGAACTGGAAGTTCAAGTTCAAGGCAGACATTACCTACACGGAGAGCGGAAGGACATCGCCGACATACGCGCTACGGGCGAATAGCATTCCCGTAAACGCCTTCTGTGTCAAGGCTGATTTCGCCGAGTCTTCCGGTACGCACAACACGGGTATGGCCAAGGTCATCAATTCCCTATTGATAGAAATGGGGCTTACCACCCCGCCCCAAAAGACGAACAAGGAGGTCCGCACCACGGTAGACGGCTATCCGATAGCCATCTTCCACCGTGAGACGGCAAGTGATACGCTGGAGTTCGTGGGTAAATATAATTTCAATAACGATAAGTCCACCGCCGACACCTTCGGTTTCTCCGAGGGTGACGAGAGCTGGGAGTTCTCGAACAATACCTCCGATCGTTGCCTCTTCAAGTCCGCCGATTTCTCCGGGACGGACTGGATGAACGACTTCGAGTCCCGCTATCCGGACGATGACGCTATCAACGCCGAGTACGAGGCGGGCACCCGCAAGCCGGAGAAGCTCATGGCCGTTACCTCATGGGTCGTATCTACCAAGGATAACTTGGAGAAATTCAAGAACGAGGTTCGAAATCATTTCAACCTCGATAACCTGATCGCCTACTACCTTATCACCGAGTTGTTCGGTATGGTGGACCAGCGGGCGAAGAACATGTTCCTTACCTATTTCCATGAGGAGGGGAAATGGATCTTCATCTTTTACGACAACGATACCTGTTTCGGCCTGAACAACGAGGGATTGATCGCTTTCGGATACAATATAGAGTATCACGACAAGATAGGCACGCTAAACGTCTGGAACGGTGAGAGTAGCGTGTTGTGGAACAACCTAGAGAAATGTTTCCCATCCGAGATCGAGGCGATGTACAAGGATATCCGTACCCGCGGATTGCTCTCGTACGACTTGATCATGTCCGTGCTGAACGGCGAGCAATCGGACAAATGGTGCGAGGCGATCTACAACGCCGACGGTCGTTTCAAGTATATCGACCCGCTGATAGAGGAGGGCAACGGCTCTTACCTGTACGCCGCCCAAGGCTCCCGTATCGAGAACCGTAAGTGGTGGACGTATAACCGCTTCCTTTATATAGACAGTAAGTATACGGCTGGCAGTTTCCTCTCGGATTTCGCGACCTTGCGTCTCTATACGCCCCGGGAATGGACGGGCGTGTCCCCGTCGGCCAACATGACGATCATCCCGTACGCCGATCAGTATACCCGTGTAAAGTACGGTTCCTACATGGTGGGGCAACGTACCTACAAGGACGTGCCGGTATTGATCGAGGCCCCCGACATCGTGTTCAATGACACCGAGACGATCATCTATGGGGCGAGCCGGGTAAAGTCACTGGGGGATATGTCGGGGTTGTACGCCGGTACGATCGACGTATCCAAGGCTACTCGCCTCTCAGAGTTGTTGATCGGTAGCGGCATGTCGGGCTATCAGAACACGAACCTTACCGTGCTCTCGATCGGCACGAACAACATGCTCCGCAAGCTGGACATCCGTAACTGCCCAAATTTGAGGCAGGCGGTGGATATCTCCGGATGCGAGAACATGGAGGAGGTCTATGCCCAAGGCACTTCCATCACCTCCGTGGTATTGCCGGCAGCCGGTATCCTGTCCAAGTTGTATCTCCCGGCTACCCTCACGGGCTTAACCCTCCGTAACCAATCCAAGCTTACGGACGCTTATTTCGAAATAGCGGGGGTGGAGAGGCTTACGACGATCGTTTGCGAGGATACGGGGATCAACGTGTTCTATCTCATATCCCGCTGTCTGGGCATCAAGAACCCGGTGTTGAACCGTATCCGTCTTATCGACATCAACGCCTCCGCCCCGAACCTGAACGACCTCTATAAATTGATAAGGATCGGCGGTATCGACGAGAACGGCAATAACGTACAGACCGCCGTCATAACGGGCAAATTCCACGCCATATCCGCTACCAGCGATAAGCTAGCCAAGTGCCGGGCGGCTTTTCCGGAACTGGAGATTACCTATACGACGCTCTTACCGCCGACTATCACGACATTCGTGTTCCGATCCTCCCAATCCAAGACGATTACCAACGCCGTGTTCGAATGCGGGGATTATGAGTACGAGAAGGTGAACGAGTACACCTACAAGGTGACGGCGGACGATGATTCCGTGATCCCCATCGTTTTCAAGTGCGACAACCACAAGGATTTCACCGCCGATTATCTCGTGTCCGGAACCCGTACGCAGGACTATACGATCACATACATCCCCTTGCGTACCATCAGGGTAAAGGTCTACGGCCAATCCGTCTATCTATCCGGAGCCATGATCACCACCGATACCAAGAGCTACACGACCGACGCGAACGGATACGTCTATATCCGTGGTGGCGAGGCGATGAAAGGAACCGTATCAGCGTTGGGCTACGGAAGCAACACGTTTGATTTCCCAGCTATCACGAATGACACGAGCCATACGCTGGATGTGTACGCGGTGGTGGATGTGAAGTTTGTGGTGAAGGGGCAGTTTGGGGCGATTGTCACTGGGGCTACCGTAACTTGTGATGGCAAGTCGAAGGAGACCAATTTATACGGCGAGTGTATCTTGCAACTGACGAAGGGATCGTACGATTACGAGGTGATCCATCCGGATCATTACGATGCCAAGGGAACGGTGAACGTTGGCACGTCAGCCATGAGCGTGAACGTGTATATGAACATCAACCCCATAGCCATAAAGCCCGAGGAGAACGGCAACATACAGATGATGCTAACGGGCCCCTCCTGCTCGATAAGCGTAAAATCCACTACGGCAGATTACATAATAGACTGGGGCGACGGTATGACGGAAAACGCCTCGGGTACTGGATCCAAGTCTTATCCACACACCTATGGGGATGACGGGTTGTATCAAGTGGAGGTAAGGAACTGCGGGGATGTCACTTCCTGCATGGCCTCTACCTCTTGCTTGGTGGCGTACTGGAGCATTGGAGAAAGTAAGGTTTATGATATTACTTTTAGTGGATGTTACTATCTGATTTACTTCGGTAAGGACGTATTTAAGAATGATATAAATAGAACATCCGCAAACTACTTGCTGTATAACTGCAATAAACTTACCTCCGTGGATCTGACCCCGTTGTCCGGATGGGTGAACGTAACGAGCGCCTATAGCTTGCTGAGTGGGTGCTATGGACTTACCTCTGTGGATCTGACCCCGTTGTCCGGATGGGTGAACGTAACGAACGCCGGTGTCTTGCTGAATGGGTGCTATAACCTTACCTCTGTGGATCTGACCCCGTTGTCCGGATGGGTGAACGTAACGAACGCCTATTACTTGCTGAGTGGATGCAATAAACTTACCTCCGTGGATCTGACCCCGTTGTCCGGATGGGTGAACGTAACGAACGCCGATCGCTTGCTGAATGGGTGCTATGGACTTACCTCCGTGGATCTGACCCCGTTGTCATATTGGACTAAAATGATGAACAACTCGGGTCTTATCAGTTCTTGCGGATCCTTGGCCTTCGTCAGCGTTTTATCCACCACCCCCTTTCCCCTCTCCAGCGGAGCCTTGACGAACGGCAACAGCTGTCCGATCTACGTTCCGGATGATGCCGTAGATACCTATAAGACGGCTACGAACTGGTCCGCTTACGCAAGTCGTATCAAACCCATATCAGAAAAAGCATCATGAGAACAGACGAGCGAAACAACAAACATCTGATAGCGGAGGACGGCAAGGTCTTCCGCCGTATCAGTGACGGATGGATAGCTGGACCGGAAATCTATCTGGGCAAGACCTATCACCTAGGCGGCGAGAGGCTGGATACCCCCTTGGAAGAACTCCCCGGGCACTATGAGGAGATCGACGATCCGGTAGCCGCCGAGACCGTATTGCTTGACGAGGATACCGACATGGAGGAAGCGGTGAGGCCAATGATAGCCGCCGATGCCTCCCCCGAACCTCCCGACGATCTTCCCCCGGAACCCCCAAGGGTGACACTGGCCGATTATCGTGCCTTGGAGAGGAAAGTGGAGATGATGATGAAATTATTAGGAATGTAATCTATTAACAACGACCAGATCATATTTTCATTAAAATCCCGTATCAAAGTCCGTCAACAAAGGATTCGCCTCCTTCAAATCATGTGGCGTATATATATCCGTTATTGATATTGAGGAATGCCTAGCTTGATCACGTACAGACAGAGCATCCACATTTTGGCGAAGCATCATTGTAACTCCGGAATCTTTTAGGGAATAGAACTTATAATCCTTCGAAAACTTTAAATCTCTCATAACATGGGATAACCAATAATCCCTAAACTGTTTCTCGGTTCTTCCACTCTCTCCTGGTTTGAAAGAATCTGAGAAAAGATAATAATTCATCGGATATTGGTAGATTTTCAAATCTATCATCAATTGAATAACCTTTTTATTCAATGTAACCACCGCATCTTTTCGGTTCTTCGATATATCACCACTAACTAAAATCGTTTGATTCTTAAACGATATATCCCTTATTTTCAGCATTGACATCTCTTTAGGGCGAATAAGGCAATAATATTCAATGTAACAGGCTAGCAAGAAATGTTTATTATTCCCCATCAAGTAGTTCCGTAAGCGCTCAAGATCTTTTATAGACAAGACTGTCCTGTTTTTTTGATAATGCCGCTTTCCTAAAATTTGCAAACCTTCGGCCATATTCGTTTTGTGATATCCAGAGCGTACTAGGAATTTACAAAATACACTCAAAACCCTTATGTAGTTATCATGAGTTTTGGCCGTATTGCCGCGATCAATGTATATATGATCCAAAAACTCTTGCAAAAAGCGCTGATCAATTTGGTAAATATACGTAGCCGACTGTTTCAACGACTCATTGTATTTCTTGAGATTCCTAATCTTTGATTGATATTCCACATAAGTAGCTTCTCGGATAATGTCATCATCCAAATATTTTTTCTGTATCCGAAAGAAATGTTCTATGGCATCATCAATAAATACATAAGATAATGCTGATTCCCGTTCAATCCATGGGTTCCAACCTCTTCGAAGTTGTTCCGAAAGACGATTGATCAAATCTTTCGCATAGATCCTCCTCTCTCCTATTTTCGAAATATGATTAAGCTTGATTTTTTTTCGGCGCATCTTTCCCTTTGCTGGATCGAAGGCCATAAATCCGATATACCATTCCACACCGACATATAATTGAGGCGGAGTATAAGCTACGATGCTCAAAACACTCGAACTTTGTTTCCTTTTAGGCATTTTTTTTTAACGTCAATTTTAAATTAAAATCAACGCTAAGACATTTACACTAAAAATCTTACAGACATTTCCTGTCCCAAAATTGTCCCGTTATGTTAAAACGAGGCACTTTGATAACTTATGTCCCATTCCTGTCCCGGGGGTATTAAAACAGTTAAAGGGAAACAGTTGAATACCAACCATTTCCCTTTTTCTAAGTCGGGGTACCAAGATTCGAACTTGGGACCCCCTGCTCCCAAAGCAGGTGCGCTA